ACATCGACCCCGACGAGAGCAAGTCGGCAGAGGAACTGCGGGCCGAGCTGGCGGCGTTGCGCAAGGCGCAACGCAAGGCCAACCGCGAGGCGGAGAAGTGGCGCAAGCAGGTCACCGGCAAGAACGGTGACGGCAAGCCCGAGGCCAAGAACGACAAGGCCGACGATGCCGACGGCGTTGCCGAGGACGTACTGGCCGAGATCAAGTCGCAGACCGCGAGCGAGGTCGAGGGCAAGTACCGCCCGCTGATCATCCGGACCGCGGCAACCTCCGCGCTCACGTCGGCGGGGCTGGCGCTGCCCAGCGACAGCGACAAGCGCAAGGCGCGCCTGGACCGCGTGATGAAGCTGCTCGACACCGACGACCTCACCGTGAGCGAGGACGGCACGGTGGACGGACTGGACGATGCGATCGACGACCTCAAGGACAGCTTCCCCGAGTTCTTCGCGCCGCAGGGCAAGACCGTGAAGGCGGCCAGTATCGGCGCGAGCCCGAAGTCCGGCACACCCGAGCGGGCGAAGTCGGCGACCGAGCTACAGGCCGAGGCGTTCTTCGGTGGTGGGTCGTGATGATCTCCTGCCCGTGCGACGAGCAGCGCCATCGCCTCCCGGAGGGCTTGTGGCATCGGGCCTACCGGAAGTGGTACGCCCATGATCGCGCGGGCCACAGCGCGCGCGCGGCGGCATGGGGGTACGTCGCAGACCGAGCGTGCCGGGTAATCACCGCGCTGAAGCTGTGGTGATGAGCACTAACCGTCTACCTAACGTGTAGACTCCGTAGACAGACAGCCACGTGTCACGTGATGGACCGATGGCCCAGAGCAATCGAGTTCATCAAGGGAGTAGATCATGGCTGTTGATGTCAATGCGTGGGTCCCCGAGGAATGGGGCGGCGCTGTCGTCACGAAGTTCACGAACACGTCGGCCGTCGACCGCGCCACCTCGCGGCACGAGCCGATGTCCACCGACGTCAAGCACGTTCCGAAGGCTGGGGACGCTGACGCGTACTTCATCCCCAAGGGCCAGGCGTACACCCTGGACGACAACGCCGGTGACGAGCTGCTGCTCAACGCTCGCAAGATCGGTGTCGCCGTGCCGCTGGCCGACGAGGACATCAAGGACGCGGCGGGCTTCGTCAACATCGTGAACGCCAAGAAGGACGCTGGCGCGTCCGGCACCGCGATCCTGTTCGACAACGCGGCACTGGCCGTCACCGGCGCGGAGAATGGCACCACGGTGCCCTACACCTCCGTCTACGCGGCGGCGACGAACAAGTCCACCGTGTCGACCGGGGCCACCGCGGCGGCCATGCGCGACGCCGTGCTTGACGCCATCGCCGTGGCCGAGGACAGCGAGTGGTCCGACGAGTCCCTCGCGGTCATCGCCTCCCCGGCATTCCGCCCGCACTTCCGCAGCATCTCCGCCGACGGTTCCGCCGGTATCAACGTCTACGACGAGCGCGGGTCCTCGCTGGCGAGCTACCCGATCTTCTGGTCGCGGGGCGCTCGACTGTCGGCCACGGCCACTCAGTCGCCGACCGCCGGTGCCGGTCTCACCGGTGTCGCCGGTAACGCGATCCTGGTCGTGGTGCCGCGGCGCATGCTGGTCGTGGGTGACCGCGAGCGGCTCATGTCTCAGGTCACCGACGCCTTCACCGGCCCCGGTGCGCTGAGCGACGTCGCCTACCTCAAGATGCGGACCCGCAAGGCGTTCGCGCTGGGCGACCCCGCCGCCGCGTCCGTGCTGGAGATCATCGCCTAGTAGTTCGCCCGGCCTGCCCGCTACGGTGGGTAGGCCGGGTTTCACCACTACAGACCTTCATCGCACGGAGGACAGCATGGCCACAAAGGAAGAGCTTCAGTCCGAACTTGAGACGCTGGGTCTGCCGACCAGCGGCACGAAGGCAGAGCTGGAAGAGCGGCTCAGCGAGGCGAACAGCACGCAGACGACCGACGACGGTGAGGGCGCGCTCGGCGTCGCCAGCACCCCGTCCGACCAGCCCGTCAAGCTGGGCGTGCGCGATGGCCGATTCCACTACACGTTCATCGTCGGCGAGTACGAGCAGCCCGGCACCGACCAGGACATCGCCAACCGCAAGGAGACCGAGCGCCAGGCGGTCAACTTCGGCTGGCGCGCCACCGGCCCCGCGGCCGAGGCGTACCGCGACGAGACACCGGGCGGCGGCGGCGACATCACCTACGCCTGCCCCGTCGTCGAGAACACCGGCGAGATGACCGCCGATCTGGAGTACAACCCGGGCGACGGCCCCTACCCGGGGCAGGAGTAACCGGCCATGGCCTGGACCACGGCGGCCGAGGTGACTGAGAAGACCGGCGTCGCCGTCACCGACGCCACGGTCGCGCTCGCGCATTCGGTGATCGAGGTGTTCGCCGATGTGGACCCCGACGCCACGACGGACACCGACATCACCGCGCGTGACGCCTATCGCCTCAAGATGGCTGTCGTGTTCCAGGCTGCCTGGCAGGCCGCGCAGACCGACCTCCTGGCGCGCACCGACGCGGCCAGCGTGTCGCAGGACGGCGCGTCGTTCACCTACGCCAACCCCGACGCCACGCAACTCGCGCCGCTGGCGAAGCGCTCGCTGGACCGGCTGTCGTGGAACAAGTCGCGGATGGTCGGCACCGGCGCGGGCTCGCGGTTCGGATCGTTGACCGAGTGGGAGCAGGCGTACCTGCGCGACGAGGCCGACGGCGGCGCGCCCTGGTATCCGGTGAGCGGGGGAATCTAGGTGTCGACATTCATTCCGACCACGACCGTGGCGGTGTTGTCGCGCACCGCGGCCACCGATTCCTACGGCGACGAGGTGGAGTCGGATGCGGTGCTGGCCGGATTCGCCGACCTGCCCGCCTATATATCCGAGATATCAGAACGCGCGTTCGACCCGACAACCGGCCGGGCGACCGTGATCGAGGGAGTGTCGATTCGGCTACGGCCGAACGCGTTTCCCTTCGCACCGCATGACCGTGTGAAAGACAACACCACCGGAATTGTCTACCAGATCGACACCGTGACCTCGAAATACTCGCTTACTGGTAGCGCAGACATTAGACTGACAGCCAAACAGGTTTCTTGATTTCTCGCGATGCCCCGTAAACGGGCAGAGAAAAACAGACGACCACCGACGTAAAGGCGTGTGGCCCATGGCAAGCGTGCGCATGAACCAACAGGGGATCGATTCCCTGTTGGACCACGTGGATTCCCGCATCTATTCCAAAGCCATGGGTCCGATGGAGCGCGACGCCAAGCGCTACGCCCCGGTCGACACCGGGTGGCTGCGCTGGAATATCCGCGCGAAGCACAAGCGACGTTGGAGCTATGAGCTGCGGGCCACCACCGTTGGCCGCACGGTCGGCAGCGACCAGTACGCCGTGTATGTCGAGCTGGGCACGAGGTTCACCCGCGCGCAGCCATACCTGCGGCCCGCCGCCATGCAGGGCAGGAGCCTCGCATGACCCTCCCCCTGCACCGCCCCAACACCGAGCTGATCGCCGTCGCGTGGCTCAAGACGCTGCCCGGCGTGCCGAGCGGCAGCGTCGGCACCACGCTGCCCGCCGCCGAGGCGTTCGCCGCCGACGGGTTCGTGCAGGTGGTCGGTGTCGTCGGCGGCAGCCCCGACGCCTATGTGCCGCTACGCAACCCCGTGGTGCAGGTCGACACCTGGGCCGTCAACCCCGGATCGAAACGCCCACCCTGGGGCAAGGCCAACACGCTGATTGAGAACATCCTCGCCGCGTGCTTCACCACGCCGGACCCGATCGTGCTGCGCGACGAGTACTTCGCGGCGCGGCTGTTCGAGGTCGCGGCCACCACCGAACCGCGCCGCATCCCCGGCGATGAGGGCGGGTTTGCCCGCTACTCGGCGGACTTGCATTTCCACTGGATACAGATAGAGGAGTGAGGATGGCTGAGCACAAGGTCCGCCTGGCGCGGACGCCCGACGAGGAAGTCACCGTGGGTGACGCCGAGTACACCGACCTACAGCGCATGGGCCTACTCGCCGAGAGCGAGCAGCCGAAGTCCACCACGTCCGGCGGCGGCCAGGCGACCACGCCTGCCGCGCCGAAGCCCAGCAAGCCCAGCAAGGATGAGGAGTAACCATGGCCGTCACCACGACCAATATCATCGTCGGCCCCGCCGACCTCTACGCCGCGCCGTTCGACGACAGCGTGGTCGAGCCCGTCGACCCGAGCGAAGCGCTTGACCCCGGTTGGATCGACCTGGGCGGCACCGACGACGGTGTGAGCCTCACCGTCTCGCAGTCATGGGAGTCGCACATGTGCGACCAGGTGGCCGACTACATCGCCTCGTCGCTCACCGAGCGCAACGCCAAGGTGTCGACCAACCTCGTCGAGTCCACCCTGGAAAACCTGCAGGTCGTGCTCAACGGTGGCACGATCACCGACGTCGCGGCCGGGGCGGGCACGGCGGGCACGTCCACCTATGACCCCGTGGTCGACCTGGTGGCCAACGACCCCACCTACTACTCGATCCTGGTGCGCGGCAAGGCGCCGAACGGCTTCCAGCGCGTGTTCATCATCCGCCGCGTGCTCTCGCTCGACGACGTGGAGTTCAGCTACACGAAGGCCGGGAAGTCCATGTGGAGTGTCACCTGGACCGGGCACTACGTGTCGCAGTCCATCGCGCCGTTCCGCGTCCGCGACAAGACCGCCGAGCCGGTCTAAGCCGCTGACACTGCAGACCAGAGAGGAACGGCATGACCGACAACGAGCCGATCAGGCTATCCACGAAACCGCCCGAGGGCGCCGACGAACGGGTGACCCTGTTCTATATCGACGAGCAGGCGTACACAATTCCGAAGCGCCCCCGGGCGAACATCGCCCTGCAGTATCTGGACCGGGTGCGCGAGGAAGGTACCGAGCAGGGGGCGGCGTGGCTGCTGCACAACATGCTCGGCGAGGACGCCTATGACGCGCTCATGGGTTATGAGTACCTCACCCCGGAGCAACTCTCGGCCATCGTTGAGCTGTGCCAGCGGCACACGGTGGGAAAATTAGAGCCGTCCAACAGGGCGGAGAGGCGTTCGAAAGGCTGAGCGAGGTGATGTGGGTGCTGGACCACGCGGCGGATATCGAGAGTGATCTCTCTGTGTTCCACCGTGTGGACGACCCCGCATCCCTGCCCGGCCCGAAGTTCTTCTCCCTCGCGCTCCGGCTCGGTGCGTATCAGGGGGTTATCGCAGCACGGATGGCCGAAGAGCAGGAGCGCGCCGACCAGCGCGGCGGCGGGAACGGTGAGCAGGCACGGATCGTGCCGGACACCGACTTCCTGGCGGAGCACGCGGACATGTTCACCGACAAGACGTAGGGGAGGGCGGCATGGCAGGGTTCAAGATCGCAGACGCCTACGTTGACGTTGACGTGGATTTCGCCAAACTGGACGCCGGTTTCAAGGCCGCCGAGGCCAAGGCCAAGTCGTTCGCCAAGCGGTCGGAGAGTGTGGCCGAGGTTGACCTCACCGCTGACGGCAGCAAGCTCGACGGCGACCTGAACCAGGCCACCAGTTCAGTGAAATCCTACGCGGGCAAGGCAGGCTCGGTCTCCGAGGTTGACCTCACCGCGGACGCAGGCGCGCTGTCCGGCGACCTGAACCAGGCAACCGGGGCGGTCAAGAGCTACGCCAGCAAGGCGGAGTCGCACGGCAAGGTCGAGCTTGAGGTGGACACCGACAAGCTGGAGTCCGGCCTGGACAGTGCGGAGAGCAAGCTCAAGGGTTTCGCCACGGCCGCCGGTGTCGCGGGTGGCGCGATCAGCGCGGCGCTGGTCGGCGGCATCGTCAACAACATGAGCATCGAAGCGGGCACCGACAAGCTGGCCGCCCAGCTCGGGCTTACCGCGCCGCAATCCAAGCGGGCCGGTGCCGTCGCCGGTGCGCTGTACCGCGACGCCTACGGCGAGAATCTGGAAGGCGTCAACGACGCGGTGGCTGCGGTCATGTCGTCAGTCAGGGGCATGCGCAACGCCAGCTCGTCCGACCTGTCGGCGATCACGGCCAAGGTGCTGGATATGTCCGCCGCATTCGGAGTGGACGTCACGCGGGCCACTCAGATCGCCGGGCAGGCAGTCACGTCGGGCCTCGCGCCGAACGTGAACCGGGCCATGGACCTGCTCACCGCGTCGATGCAACGGGTGCCTGCCGCCGTGCGTGAGGATCTGTTCGACGCGGCCGACGAGTACGGCCCGTTCATGGCGCAGATTGGCATTAAGGGCGAGCGTGCGTTCGGCATGCTCGTCAAGGGTGCCGAGAAAGGCATGTACGGCATCGACAAAACCGGTGACGCGCTCAAGGAATTCACGATCCGCGCGACCGACATGTCGGTGGCGAGCAAGGCTGGGTACGACCTGATCGGCATGTCGCAAGAGAAGATGACCAAGAAGCTGCTCGCGGGTGGCCCGACCGCGGCGAAGGCGTTTGAACAGATCGTCGGTGGGCTGCGGGGGATCAAGGACCCGGCCAAGCAGTCGCAAGCCGCGCTCGCGCTGTTCGGTACGCCACTAGAGGACTTGTCGGTCGCCGAGATCCCGAAGTTCCTCGCCGGTCTCACGCAGACCGAGGGCGGGCTAGGCAAGGTCGGCGGCGCGGCCGACCGCATGGGCGACACGCTCAACGACAACCGGAAGACGGCGTTCGAGTCGTTCCGCCGATCCGCCATCGGCCTCGTCACCGACCTCATGGACATGCCCGGCCCGCTCGGGTTCGTGGCCTCGTCGATCGCAGCGGTCGGCCCGGCGGCCATGGGGGTCATCGCCCCGATGGCGTCGATGGTCGCGGCGTCGCGCGCGTCGGCGGCGGCGTCGATGGTCGCGGGCGGCACGGTGAAGAAGTCGTGGCTTGCCTCGTCCGCGGCCGCGGGGAAGTCCGTCGCCAGGCAGGTGGGAGCGTGGGCGCTGCTCGGGGCCAAGAGCCTGCTGCACGCCGCCAAGGTGGCCGCCGCGTGGATCATCGCCATGGGCCCGATCGCGATCGTCATTGCCGCCGTGATCGGGCTCGTCGTGCTGATCGTCAAGAATTGGGACAAGATCAAGAAGATCACGACCAAGGTGTGGGGCGCGATCACGAAATGGCTGGCGAACGCGTGGGATAAGATCACCGACAAATTCCGCAAGGTGTGGAAGTCCGTCACCGACTGGTTCAAGAATCTCTGGGGAAATATCAGCTCGTGGTTCAGGGGCAAGTGGAACGACATTAGGTCGTGGTTCGGCGGACTGATCAGCGGCATCGCCTCGCGGTTCCGTGACTCCTGGGGCAACATCGCGTCGTTCTTCCGCAACCTGTGGAACAACGTCAGCTCGTGGTTCCGTAGTAAGTGGGCGGGCATTCGCGATTGGTTCAGCGGATTACTCCGCGCGGTCGGCGATCGATTCCGCAGTGCCTGGAACAATATCGTGTCGTTCTTCCAGAGCATCCCCGGCCGCATCGGCGGAGTGATCAACCGTATCAAAGGGTTCTTCGGCAGCATGTGGAACGGCATCGCCTCCGGTGCGCGGAGCGCGCTCAACGGTGCGATCGGCTTAGTCAACGGGCTGATCGGTGGAGTCAACACGCTGATCGGTGGGTTCAACCGAATCCCCATGGCGCCCGATATCCCGTCGATTCCCAACATTCCCTACCTCGCGAAGGGCGGCGACATCACGCAGCCAGGCTCGGCCATCGTCGGCGAGCGCGGGCCAGAGCTGCTGAGCCTGCCGCGCGGCGCGCGGGTCACGCCACTGGACGGATCGCAGTCCGTCGGCGGGTCCTCCTACGGCAACATCTACGTCACTATCGACGCTCGCAGCATCCGCGAGATGCGCGACGTGTCCGACTTCTTTGCCAAGGTGAAGCAGCAGTCCCGTAAGGGCGCGGCGGCGGGAGGCCGGGCATGACGACACCAGAGTGGAAGCCGACGAAAGAGCAGGCTGCCGCCACACGCGAGCGGGCACGCCGCGCGGTGGAGCTGCTGAGTGAGATGCCGGGCATGCCGTTCGATCACGTCGTGCAGGACGGCGACGTGGTGAAGGTGTTCTACGACGCGGGCCGGTCCGACGAGGCGACGCTGAACCTGGTCGACATACCGGTCGACAAGGCCGACGACCCGGAGGCGTACTTGCGCCGCGTCATCGAGCGGCACACGCCGCCGGCGTTCGTGGCGCGCCCGTTCCGCCCGAGAGGTGGTCATCGTGGCTAAGTGGGTGATCTTTGATCACGCGTCCGGCGGGCACGTGCAATCATGGTCGGCAACTTCGTATTCCAACGCGCGATTCGGTAACAACCTCTCGGTGGACACCGGCAACTGGGCGGCGCACTTCGGCCAAAACTACGGCGGCGGCTACTGGGATTTCTGGGAGGCATTCTCCCGATTCGTCACCACAGCGGTCACCGACAAGGTCATCGCCTCATACCTTCACATGATGGTCGAATCTCCCTACGGCAACCTGCAGTGGAGCAAGGTCGGCGGGGTGCGCGTCTACCGCAGGGACTGGGGCACCTCGCTGACGACGGCCGACTTCGTGACCGGCAACTACATTCAGAACAACCTCACCCCGGTCTGCACAGCGAAGGCGAACAAGAGCGGGTTTACGCTCCTGGAGCTGGAGCTATGGAACGTCAACATCATGCACTTCATGATCGTCACCGAGCGGCAGGTGGCCGGTGTGGGACCGGGATCGTCCGGCACGCAGAACGGCACGCTGCGGTACTACACCACGGAGGTGACGGACCATCCCATTGAGCTGATCCTGTACACCATGCCGGTCAACGTGCACACGTTCTGCGGCGACAACCTGATCGAACTGTCTGACGGCACGTGGGTGGCCGAGCGTTTCCAGACGGCGACCGGCGACGCCACGCAGCTCTACCACTCGGCCGACGGCATCACCTGGGCGGCCATCGGGTCGACACAGGATGCGGCCGACGGCATTCACGCGCGCGGCCGCCAGTCCCGCTCGCTGACCCGCGACTCCGACGACAACCTCTACCTGATCAGCTTCGGGTCAGGCGGGTCGAACACCATGCGGGCCAAGATGTTCGCCAAGGGCGCCGGCTACACCTGGACCGAGCAGTCCGCCCGCTACACCGGCGACACGTCCGCGCTGGCGATCTCCCGCCCGGGGACGTCCATCTCCGCGCAGTGGGTTGACACCGGCGGCGGTGTGGGTGGCAACGGCCACATCTACGTGTCGATGACACAGCCGAACGTGCCCACCTCTGGCAACGGCACGGTCAACGACGTGGGCCGGTCCGCCGTCTCCTCCCCGCCCGCCATCGTCGCGACCAAGCCACTCGTGTTCGAGGCTGGCGCGCTACGCGACGCAGACTGGCCGGGCACGCTGGGGCCGAACTCGACGTATGGCGGGACGCTCGGCGTGGCCACCGACCACGTCCCGGACGGGTCGAACCTGGCGACGCTGGTCGACAACGGCTACGTGCTGTCGATGATCCACGGCGGCGACCAGCTGGTGCGCACCACAGCCACCTCGTCCGGCGGGCGGGCGACCTCCCTGTTCGATGCGGGGGCCACCGCGCTACTGGAAACCGGCGCGACCAAGATCCGAACCGTGAAGGCGGGGTCCGTTTACTTCACCCTGGCGGGCACTCTGGAGACCGCGAAGAACTACACCTCGTGGGAGAATTCGGTTTCCACGCTTGCCAAGTCGCGGCACTTCATTCACTCCGGTGCACCCGAACGCGGCGGCTCGGCGCTGTGGGACATGGTGTACGACCCGATCAAGAACCGAATCTGGGTCTACTACGTGCCGGTCGGCACCACCCAGATAGCGCGCTGGTACTACTCGATCACCAGCGGCGGGGTCAACTTCACGCCGGCCACGGTTTCGGCCACGGCCATCCCCGCCGGAGCGTCACCATACAGCCTCCGGGTGGTCAACACGCCCACCCGGCTCGGCAAGGTGCCGATTGAGGTTGCCTACACCGCGAGCGACGGCACGACCAAGAGCTTTGCGTTCCTGTTCGACAACCTCTCCACCCCGCCGCAGGCCCCGACGATCGACCCGTTCGAGGACTACGACGCGGCGGCCGCGGCCACCCTGCAGTGGACGTTCAACGACGAGGACCCCGACGACTCGCAGTCCGCCTACGAGGTGGAGATCATCAATGCGTCCGGCGGGGCGACGGCCATCGACACGGACAAGGTCGCCAGCGCCTCGAGCGAGCATGTGATCCCCGCCGCCGCGCTGGCGAACGGCAACACCTACCAGGCCCGTGTGCGCGTGTGGGACTCGCACGACGCCGTGGGCGCGTGGTCCAACTGGATGCAGTTCACGGCCACGACCACTCCCACCGTGTCGATCACCTCGCTCTATGACCTCGCGTCCGGCGAGGACACCTACATCGTGAGCTGGAGCTACACGCAGCCCGAGGGATCAGGGCAGGCGTACTACCGCGTCATCAACACCGTGGGCGGCACACCGTTCCACGACACGGGATGGATCGCAGGCGTGGCCACGGTCTACGAGGTGCCGCTGTCGTCGGACGTGCCGAACACGATTTCGGTCGAGGTGGAGTCGACGCTGGGGCTGCGGTCGGTGGCCGACACTGAGGTGTTCACTCCGGCGTTCCTGTACCCGATGACGCCAACCGTCGTCGCGACCACCCTGGACCGCGGCGTGCGGCTCGACATCACGAACCCTGCCCCCACGGCCGGGTTCGTGGAAGCCTCCCACAACGAGGTCTGGCGGTCGCAGCCGGGCGACCCGTCCGAGACGCAGGCAGCCGCGGCCATCCTGGGGGAGCGCACCTCCAACGGCCTCTACTCCGCCGGCGGCTACACCTATCTGAAGATCGCCGATGAGGTGCCCGCATCGGAGCAGGTGCCCGTGGTGCTCAACGCCAACCCGGGGTTCGAGTCCGACACCGACGGGTGGATGTCGACCGGCGGCGCGCTGTCCCGCTCGGAAATCAACGTCCGCTCGGGCGCGGCGGCCGCGCTTCTCATCCCCGACGGGGTGTCGGCCACCGTTCAGATAGAGGCCACTGCGGCCGCTGGCGTGGCCGTCACGGCCGGGGAGGGCTACACCCTCACCGCCTACCTCTACATCACGGCGGGTCACCCCACGGCGAATCTGGCGCTGGTGTGGTTGGACTCAGCGGATGCCGTCCTGGACACCACGGAGAGCACTCCCGAGCCGGTCGCGTCGGCGTCCTGGACCGAGTTCGTTCTGTCCGGCGAGGCCCCGGCCGGGGCGGTGAAGGTGCTCGCCCGCGTGGCGCTCACCGGCACCCCGTCGTCGGCGGTCGAGACGTGGATCGATGACGTGGAAGTCACCGGTCCAGACGTGACCCTCGTCCCGACAACCGTCACCGACCTGGACCTGTACTCCGGGGCCGAGACGCGCTACATCGTGAAGGCGGTGGGCTGACATGGGGACGCCGACGATCACGGCCACCGCCACCGGGAACGGCGTACTGGTCTCCGTCACGAACCTGGCCGCTGCTGCCACCGGTGCCTCCGGGTTCGAGCTGTGGCGCACCACCACGGAGCGCTACTGGCAGGGCGCCTACGCCAGGGGCACCGAGGGCAGCGGGCAGCTGGCGCGACTGGCCGTCTCGGCCACCACTAACGACACCTTCACCGACGTGTCGCCGGAATCCGGCACCAGCTACGGCTACTTCGTGCGAGCGATAGGGGACACCATGGCCACCGCAGACAGCGCCACCATCACCGTGACGGACTTCCGGCTAGAGCCTGGCGTCTACCTCGTCGCCGCGGCCGACGCCGTACTGATCGGCGCGGCCGTCGACACCACGGAGGTGTTCCGCATCCCGCCGCCGGGGCAGTCGGTCGAGTTCGTCACCGAGTCGGCCACGCACCTGTTCGCCGGTCGGCGCTACCCCGTGGTCGAGTTCGGCATTCACGACTTGTCGCAGCTCGGCGTCACGGTGCACGTGCCCTACTCCGACGGGGCCAACGGCTATGGCACCGAGATGGACCTGCTCGCATGGGAGCGGTCGAAAACCACGCTGCTGTACCGCGACGCGCGCGGCGTGAAGGCGTACGGGGTCATCGTGGGCCTGACGTTCACGAACGCGCAATGGGGCCGTGAGGCCGAGTTCACGCTCCAGCCGGTCGACTACGATGCGAGCGTGGCCGCGTGAGGACTACAGACCAGCCACAGGTGATCCGCGCCGACGGCGGCGTGCGCACCATCGACTTCCGCTACGACCTGCTCAACGCGGACAACGAGGCGATCGGCGACATCACCGACCTGGTGCGCGACTGCACGATCGACTACAACTCCCTCGCCGACATTCAGCGCACCGCCCGCATCCGGATCACCGACTCCTCCGACATCGACTACGCGATTGACCGCATCAAGCCGTGGGTGATCCTGGAGTCCGACGGCGTGTCGATCGAGCTACCGATGGGCGTGTTCCTGCTGCCCACCCCGGAGATCGCGACCGACGACCAGGGCACCGCGACGCGCGACATCGAGGCATACGACCAGATGCTCGTGTTGCGTCAGGACATGATCGCCTCCCGCTACGCGGTCACGGCGGGCACAAACTACGCCGCCGCGGTGACCACGATCCTGGCCGACACCGACGGCGTGACGTCATGGAACATCGCGCCGACGGACAAGGCGCTGCCGACGGGCAAGGAGTGGCCGCCCGGCACCGCCAAGGTGGACATCATCAACGAGCTGCTGACGGCCATCAACTACGGCGCGCTGTTCTTTGACGAGGACGGTACCGCAGTAGCTCAGCCCTACGTCTCCCCCGCGACGAAGGCGAGCGAGTGGACCTACGCGGCCAACGAGACGTCCATCGTCTACGAGCAGGCGAGCCGCACGATCGACCTGTTCGACGTGCCGAACAGGTGGGTACTGGTGGTCTCCGATGCCGACCGCCCGCCACTGGTCGGCAGCTACACGAACACGGACCCCGACTCGCCGACTTCCACGCTCGCACGCGGACGCACGATCACCGACTTCCGGGAGTCCGAGGACGCGGCCGACCAGGCGAGCCTGGACCTGAAGGCGTTCGCGCTCGCGGTGGAAGCCTCGCAGGTTCACGAGCACGTCGCGTTCACGACGGCGCTCAATCCGCTGCACTCCCATGCCGACGTCTACACCGTGCAGTTCGACACGCTCGGGCTGGCCGCGAAGTTCGGCGAGACGGAATGGTCCATGAGCCTAGAGACGGGCGCGAAGATGTCCCACCTCGCCCGGCGTGTCGTCTCCCTGGAGGCATCGTGATCTCAATCTCCGACTTCCTGGCACTGACCACCACGCGCGACCAGGGTGCGTCCCAAATCAAGCTGGCGACCGTCGACCCTGCCTACGTCTCCGGTGACCCGCGCGTCACGTTCGACGGCGAGGACACGCTGACCACCCGCGAGTACGTGACGCTCGACAGCTACCTCCCGCAGCCTGGCGACCGGGTGCTGCTGGTGCGCACCGGCAACACGTGGCTGGTCGTCGGCGCGATCGGCACGGCCATCGACCAGATCACCCCGCTGCAGGAGCCGCCCGCCGCGCAGCTAGAGAAGAACGCCAACCAGCCAATCGACAGCAACACTGCCAACCCGGTGAAGCTGACCTACCAGGTTGAGGCGTACGACTCCCACACGTTCGCCGACCTGACGAGTAACCAGTTCGCCATCCCGGCCGGGTGGGCCGGGCTATGGGAGTTCAAGCTCGGCGTGCGCTGGGCGGCCAGTGGTGAGGCGACCACCATGCGCGTGGCCCGGATGAAAAAGAACGGTGCCGACATCGTGACCGAGCAGGTGCCAAACCAAAACTCCCCGCAGGGATCAACCTCGCACTCGCTGTCACGGGAGGTTGAATGCAGCGCGGGAGACATTATCGAGTCGTTCGCCTGGCAGAACTCCGGCTCGGCGATCAACGTCACCACGAATTACGGTGGCACGTTTTTCTCCGCCCGCTACGTCCGCAAGTTGATCCCCTGAATGCAGTAACATCGATGCTAACCAACCGCACATGATTGGACACCGGATGACACCAGAGGTCGTTATCGCTCTGTTGTCTTCCCCACTCCTCATTGCGATTCCCACACTGTATCTGCGGCACAAAGACGCGCAGTTCAAGCGCAATACCGAGACGGCCAACACATCGTTCACCAGATTGGAGACTGAGAATCTCCGCCTGTCGGAACAGATCAGATCGTTAGAAAAACGTATCCGTGAGTTAGAGTTTCAGGAGGACCTGCATCGCGAGGAAATACACCTCTTGCGTGCGCGTGTCGCCGAGCTGCGGCGGCGCATGATTGAGCTTGGCGTGGATGACGAGGCGATGACGGATGGTTGAGCCGGTGCCGGGGGGAATGTCCCCAGAGGGCGAGCGCATAGCCGTCGAGCGACGGCTTGCCCGCCGTCGCACCCTGTTGCTCAACGCGATCCTCGCCGCCAGCGGCATCCTGTTTCTCATCTTCGCGGTCTACGTTCTGGCCACGATCAAGGAAGCCAACACCGCGTCCGCCGAGCGGGACCGTGCGATCGCCATTATTCAAGAGGACCTGAAGACTGTGTGCCGCCAGGCGCGCCCGGTGGACCTGGCCGACAACGGCGAGAGCATGTGCCAGCGTGCGGAGCGCGGCGTGCTGCCGCCCGAGATTCAGGTGATCCAAGGGCAGGAAGGCCCGCGCGGATCGGAGGGTCCGGTCGGTCTGCAAGGCCCGCGTGGCCCCGAAGGCCCGCCGGGGGAACAAGGGCCGCGCGGTTTCACCGGCCCGCGTGGCCTGCAAGGTCTGCTCGGGCTGACCGGCCCGATGGGTCCTCCCGGCCCGCAGGGGTCACAGGGCGAGCCCGGCCCGCCTGGCCCGCAAGGTGAGCCGGGGATACCCGGCCCGCAGGGGCCGGAAGGCGAGCAAGGACCCGAGGGACCGCGAGGCCCCGAAGGCCCGCAAGGTTCGCAGGGCCC